TTCAAACAAAAAGTTTACAAATAGAAAACTCTAAACTTGAAAGTAAACTTAAACTTCACAAAAAACTTAGCCTAATTGCTACAACTTCAGCAGTTATTTTAGGGTTGATCCTTATTTTTTAAAAATTAATCTTACTGATTTATAGCACTTTACAAAAAGTGAGGGAATTATTTTGTCTATTTTGTTTGCAGGTGCTTGCATTTGATTACAAACCCCCTATCTTTGCTACCAGATAACCACTTAAAAATAACCACTTATGACAACAAGAATTACAAAAGCAACAATTAAAAGCTTCATCAAAAAAAATCAAGAAAATTTATTTTTATTAACCAAGTCTTCGTATGACGGAATGATTGACGGACTTAGTTACAACACAGAAAGTACTTTTAATAAAGTAACTATTGAAGAAAATGCTAATTCTGAATATACAATGGGAATTAAAGGTGCATGGTTTGTAGGTCAGTCAAGAGATTATTTTGATGCTTTTGAAAATGATAATTTTATTGGATATAAAGTTTATAATTCTTGCGGTTCATTTTACTTAGCAATTAATAAATAATCAACTCAGGGGTGCGACTGACCAACGCACATTTAATATGAAAAAATTACTTTACATTTTACTAGCCATCGGAATGATTCCAGCTACCGAGTTACTACCATACAAGTTTTTTGTGCCTATGTTGGTAAGCTCCATTTTAATTATTGTTACACAAATCAACCTTTACATATATGACCGAAAAGAAAAGACTTCAAAGCTTTAGGCTTTCAGAAGAATTAATCAGACAGATTTCAATTCATCAAGACAAAATCAATCAAACCCGCTCAGCTTATGATGGTATCTACACAAAAGACCAGCTAATTACTGATGCTATTAAACACTTTTTAAAATCTAAATAACATGAATATTTTAAGTAAAACATTTAATGAAATGAGTTTTGTTTTTTCAAGCAATTCATTTAGCAGTAAAGCTCAAAAAAATGGGCTTTCAAAACAGGAAATAAATAATGGAGTAATAGCGTTGTTCTTACATCAAAATGCTATTCAATTATCAACTAAAAGAATGTGGCAGAAAAAAGATATTTCTACTGATATGCCTAAAATTGATAAAATTAAAGACGCTATTGAATTATTAAAATCGCATAATTATAAAATATTAAAACCTGTAAATGATTGGGTTGAATTATAAAAACTAAATAATATGATAATTGAGGAATATTATTCTCGCTGGTCAATAAGACTATCAAATAAACCAATTGAAGAATTAAATAAGCGATTACATGAGTTAGAGTATAAACTTGACAAATCTACTCACAATCATTTAAAAACTATTGAATCAGGCAAAGGAAAAACTCAAAGAGCTGCACATTCAAGAAATACAATTGGAGTTTATAGAGATGAAATAAACGCTATAAAAGGAGCTATTGAAATTATTAACCTTAAAACTAAATAAAATGGACAAAATTAAAATCACTTGTGAAGCTTACGGAATTAAGCACTCAGTTGAATTAGACGATGATGCAACCAGTCATGAAATTATGCGAATTATGGTACAGATGATGAGAGCTATGACTTATTCAGATGTATCAATTTTAGAATCATTAGAAAACGAAGTTGAAAAGTTAGGAGGTGAACTATGACCTTAGAACAATTCGCAGAAGATACCATAATGGAATGGTACTCAATGGGGGAGAAAGACTTTCCTAAATGTTTAGAAATTGCAGAAGATTTAGGACTTTGGAATTTCGCAGCCGAGTTAAAGCTATTAGAGATGCAGAACCAGCAAGAGCAAAAAGGCAGAGATAATGAACTAAGATTTTTAATTTACAATGCAGCAAACCCTTTTAGAAATGAATCAGATACTAATTAATCGTTATTTCCGACTTTCAAAGTTGAGACAATTGGCAATGGATGATAAGAACATCCAAAAAAAGAAACAAGCTGACCTATTAATGCAGCAAGTAACAGAAAGAATAAACTACTTAACCCATTTTAGTTATGACCGAACTTAAATCTAAGTACCCTGAAAAGCTTGAAATGCGATACAGATACCAAGCAGCCTCCAATGATTTAGTTTTAGCTTGGAAAACATACAACGCAATTCGTAAAAAACTCAATTCAAAGAAAGCCACAGATGATGACTATATCGCACTCGGTCAGGCTCATCAAGACTGGCAGCAAAAGAATGACTTATTAGACAGTATTCAATCAGAAATTAACAAATTCACTAATTTAAAATTTTATGCAAACAGAAACTAATTTAACCCATTGGAATAATTATACACATTGGAAAAAGTAATTGGAAAAATTATTATATTTGAATATGAAAAAAATATGTGCTAAATGCAAAATTGAAAAAGACTATTCAGAATATAGTAAATTATCAAGAGCTTCTGATGGTTTAAATTATAGATGTAAAGTTTGTTGTTCAGAATATTATTCAACAATTTATAACAGAATTAAAGATAAAAAAATATTATATCAAAAAGAAAGATACTTATTAAAACGAGATGATATTTTAATTAAACAAAAAATAAGATATAATTCTGAAGAAAAGAAAAAATATAATAGACAGTATAATTTACTTAACAAGGATAAAATTAATTTTAAAAAAAATGTGTATGAAAAGAATAGATATGCGAATGATTTAAATTATAAACTAATTAAAAATATGAGAAAAATTGTACATAGATTAGTTAATAATAAAAAGGATTCAACATTTAACATATTAGGTTATAATCAAAATACATTATTAAATTATTTAGGTAAATATCCTAATTCTAATGAGCATTTAGATCATAAAATACCAGTATCTTGGTTCATAGTTGATGCACCAATTAATATTGTTTCACATTATAAAAATTTACAAATACTTAGTAAAGAAGAAAATTTTAAAAAATCAAATAATTATTCAGATATAGTTGACTATGATTATTATTTGTTATCAATCACTTTTATAAAACCACAATTTAAAACAAAAATTAAACACAATGGCAACTAATGAATTAACGCACTGGAGACGATTAACAAATCCGAACTATATCGGAGCTGAAATCCTGCAACCTAACCAAGAACTCAAGCTCACTATTGAGAAAGTCCAAAAAGAACAAGTAAAAACTGCTGAAGGTACTCAGGAATGTATCGTTTGTTACTTCAAAGGAGGGCAAAAAGGAATGATCATCAACAAGACCAACGCTAAAATCATTACTAAGGTATTAGATACTCCTTTTATTGAGCATTGGGTAGGAAAGTCAATCATTATTTACAGCGCAAAAGTAAGAGCATTCGGTGAGACTGTTGACGCTTTACGAGTTAAAAATCAAAAGGATTAATTATGTTTGACGAGAGAAGATTTGGATTAATTACTGGGTCAAGGTGTTCAGTATTATTCCCTAAACGGTCAGCCGAGAAAGGTCAAGAAACCTACGCAAAAGAATTAGCTAATCAAATGTACTTTAAATACTACGATGAAAAAGGCAACTGGCAAACTGAACACGGTCACCTCGCAGAAAGTACAGCTTTTGAGTACTACCAGCAACACTTTTGCAGAGAAGCCGAATACAAACCCGACTTTCAAAAGTTTGACAATTACGGAGGTTCAGCTGATTGCATCGCACCTGATTGGGGGATTGATTTTAAATGCCCTACTTCAATGGAAAAATGGTTAGACTATTTTTATTACGGAGTAGACGAACAACAGTACCACCAATGTCAAATGTATATGTGGCTATACGATAAACCTGAATGGCATATTTGCGCCTACTTACTTGAAACCTCACGAATGGCTGATAACGGTTTAGTTTATCCAGTTGATTATGATAAGCGAATGATTCGTAATGTAGTAACAAGAGAGGAAGGCTGGAACGAACAACTATTGGAACGAGGCGAGAAAGTAATATTAATGAGAAACTTATTTTTTGAAAAACTAAAAACACACTTTAAATAAAATGACATCAATCCAATTTTTATTAGAGGCTTTAACTATAAGCCAACAAGCAACTCCTGAGATAGTAGCTGGAGCAGAACGGCTCAGACAACTTGAAATTGAGTTAGCTAAACAGCAAGGTATTCAGGAAGGAATTAAAATTATGAAATCTTTAATCAATCCAAACAATGAGCAACAATAAACAAAGTAGCGTAATGGATAAAAATATAGTTATAATTGATGCGGAAGCATTTACAAGCATACACTATGATTTAGCGGATTTAACACAATTACTTGAAGATGTAATTATGGATTTAGCTAATGCAAAAGGATGTCAACAATTAAGACACAGTTATATTCTGTATCGTGACCGAGTTGATGCAATAAAAGATAAGTTAAAGAAAGGAAAATCAAATGGAACAAATTAAAAACAACCAAAGTAGCGTGGAATGGTTGGTTAATCAATATTCAAAATACTGTGATGATTCGCAAGTTCCATTTGAAGTATTTGAACAAGCCAAAGAAATGCACAAGGAGGAGGTAGATGATGCTTATGGAGAAGGTTATGCAGATGGTATACATAAGAATGATGTTATGTATCAAGATTCAATAGATTATTATAATAAAACATTTAACAAATGAACTATAACGAACTAAAAAGCCTGATCATTGACTGGGCTAACGAACGAGAGTTAATCAAAAGAGAGAACTCTACTAATCAATACCTTAAATTCTTAGAAGAAGTAGGCGAAACAGCTAAGGCTTTGTTAAAAGACGATTCTGCTGGAGTAATTGACGGATTTGGGGATATTGCAGTTACTATGATAATACTTGGAGAGCAGATAGGAAACAGCCAAGAACTGAGCGACACCTATAAACCAATCGGATTTATCAATTTACACAATGTAGTTAGGCGAGTAGGACCTTATTTCGTTAATCCTTCAGCAATGAACTTTCTAAACGATGCTTGTTTTTTCAACGGATTGGATTTAGTGCAATGCCTGGAAGTAGCTTGGCTTGAAATTAATGACAGAAAAGGAAAAACTATTAACGGCACTTTTATAAAAAACTAAAATGAAATTTGACAACCCTTTTTTAAAACACTTAGCAAAGAAATTTGAATTTAATACCCTAAACGAATGGGCTGATTACATCAAGGACACAAAAGACAAGGATAACCTAAACGATATTGGTTTACTTATCTACGAGCTTAGTAAAATTAGCGGGTTTACCTACGATGAAATAAGAGGCACTTCAAGAAAGCGAGAGATAATTGAAGTCAAACACATTGGTAGGTATATTGCTTATCAGAACCAACTCGGATCTCTTAACGAAATCGGGTACGCATTCGGAGGTAAGCACCATTCAACGGTTATTCACTCAAGAGATTTTGTTGACTCTATGATTGAAATTAACCAAAGAATGTTTATGCAGAACTTTAAAAACTATCAACACTTAATCAAATGACACCTAAAGAAAAAGCAAAAGAATTAGTTGAAAAATTTATTCCAATGACCAAAGATTGGGATGAAGAAAATGGCTATTTAATAAACGAAGGTAAAGCCATAGACTGCGCTTTAATTGCCATTGACGAAATCATTAAAGAACACTATCCACAAGACGCAAAACGATGTGAATATTGGGATGAAGTAAAAACCGAAATACAAAAATTATGAGAAAAATCAAATCACAAAAGGCTGCAATATTCAGCCTATTATTATCAGGTCAAGAGATTGACTTAATCAAAGCTTTTAAAGCTACTGGAAGTATGAAATTAGCTACAAGAGTACACGAGTTCCGTGAGAATGGATGCAATATTTCAGGAGAGATTAAGCACTTTAAAACCAAGTTCGGAACGGCTGGTAAGTTTATGAGCTATAAGCTTAAACCGAATAAGGCAAGTAGAGAATTAGCTAAGTTCTATCAGTTATAAAGTCCGTTATAATGTGCAAAACTTCTGTTTTTGTTACTTATATAACAACTTATAATTGTATCGGTTTCGCAGCCAAAAAAGGACATTAAAAAAGAAATTATTGCCGATTGATTAAAGATTGGGTGGTCCTTACCCTTGCGAATCTTTAGTTGGTCGGCTTTTTATTTAACGCTTAATCGGAGCGTATCTGATTACAAAATTTATGGCTATACAAATTAGATTTATTAGCGAAAAAAATGAATCTGTTTTAAATGTTTATGCTGGTCCTAACAATACCTTAAACATTACAATCAATCAATTTGAAGATGACGATTCACAACTAAGGTATGTTTGCTTAGACAAGTCAACTGCAATTAAACTTTCAAGAGAAATTAGAAAACAAATTTCATTTTTGGAGGATTAATTATGGCAGAAGGTAAAAAGAGTTTTGTGCTGTATGCTGATTTGATACACACAATGGAAAAGATGCCAAATGAAAAAGCTGGTGAATTATTTAAACACATTTTGCGTTATGTTAATGACCAAAACCCAGTAGCAAATGATTTAATTATTGAGCTAACATTTGAACCAATTAAACAACAACTTAAAAGAGATTTAGAAAAGTGGAATAACGAGATTAAGCCAAATCGTTCTAACTCAGGGAGATTAGGAGGTATCAAAAGTGGTGAAGCAAGACGAAGCAAAATGAAGCAAAACGAAGCAAATGCTTCAATAACGAAGCAAACTGAAGCAAACGAAGCTGTTAATGTTAATGTTAATGTAAATGTAATAGATAAGAGTATAGAGAATATCCAATCTATTTTTATTTCTAAAAAAGAATCTGAATGGAATAGAGAATTTATTTTAAAAGAGGCTGAGAAATTCTTTAACTACTATTCATCTAATTTTTGGATGGTAGGCAAAAATGAAATGAAGTCAGTAGAACACGCAGTCGCTGGATGGATACTAAGAATTGATAAACCAGTACTAAAAAATGCGCCTAAACCTTTTGACCCATCTAAAGTAATTTGGTAATTATGGGAAAGATAATACAAGCTAACGAGCTACAAGAACAAATATTTCATCTCCATAAATTTGGACAGAATGCTGGGTTAAAAATAGGCTTTCCTACTTTGGATAAGCTCTATTCAATCAAAGAAGGTAGGTCAACAATTATTTACGGACATCCGACAAGTGGTAAATCTCAATTCCTAATTCAGTCACTATGCGCACTTGCAACTCGGCATAACAAGAAGTGTTTAATTTATACACCGGAGACTGGTTCAGCCTATGAGATATACGCAGAGATAATACATTGCCTAACTGGAAAGACTTTTGACAAAAGAAGTATTAACTATCAAATAACCGAGAAAGAGATATATAGTGTTATGCCGTTCGTAACTGACTACTTTAAAGTCATTGATGTAGATGAGAAAGGGCTTGATTTTGATGAGTGGTTAGAGCTAACAGATGAGGCTATAAAAGACTACGGAATTTTCTCAAGCTCAGTAGACAATTGGAACGATATAGAACACAAGTACACCAATACGATAAGCGAATACCTTAAACAACAACTGCCGAGAGTCAACAGACACGCAAGAAAAAACAATACTCATAATTTCATAGTAGCTCACGCAAGGAATCCTGATATGAGAGGAGGCGATAAGTACCCTCCAGCTCCAAGACCTGACGAGATTGAAGGCGGTAGTGTTTGGTATGCAAAAGCTTTAAACTTAATTTGCGTTCACCGAGACTATGAAGAACACGGAGAAGGCTGGAGGCAGTCAAGTGAGGCTCAGATAATAGTCAGGAAAATAAAGAAGAGAGCAGAAGGAGAGAAAGGAACGGCAAGACTTACCTTTGATGTGTTCAAAAATGCCTATTACGAGAATCACGGAGAACGATTATACTTAGATACACCATTCAACGGACTACAAATAAATACACCATTTTAATATGAATATTTTATCTTTATTTGACGGAATGAGCTGCGGTCAACAAGCACTCAACCGATGTGGCTTTGAAGTCACGAACTACTTTGCGAGTGAAATTGACAAACACGCGATTAAAGTAACTCAACACAATTACCCAAACACGATTCAGTTAGGGTCAGTTATTAATGTAGATGGTTATTCATTACCTAAAATAGACTTACTACTGGGTGGCTCACCTTGTCAGTCATTTAGTTTTGCAGGTAAAAGAAAAGGAATGTCTACCAAAGATGAGCAACAGATACTAACACTTGAACACTATTTAGAGCTAAAATCTGAAGGCTTTGAATTTGAGGGACAGTCTTATTTGTTTTGGGAGTATATGAGACTATTAAACGAGCTTAGAACTAAAAATCCAAATGTTTATTTTTTACTTGAAAATGTTGAGATGGGCGAAAAGTGGGAATTAGTTTTAAGCAGAGCAATAGGAGTAAAAGGCATTCACATTAACTCGGCTTTGGTCTCAGCTCAGAATCGCAAGAGAATCTATTGGACAAACATAGGATTAAAACCTGCTGGATTGTTCGGGGATTTAGAATCTATTATTGAGCAGCCAAAGGATAAAGGAATTTTACTGAAAGATATTTTAGAAAGTCAAGTAGATGAAAAGTATTTTTTGAGTGAGAAAATGATACAAGGATTTGAAAGGCATAAAGAAAGGCACATTGAAAAAGGAACTGGGTTTATTTTTAATCCTACAATTGGAGATAAAAAAGCATCGTGTTTAAGAGCAAACGCATCTTTAGCTCCTACTGATAATTCAGTAATAGTTCACAATATGCAACCAAGTATCAGTAATGAGGTTGAGATAGTCCCAATGGATTTTAGATTTGATGAAGGATTTAGGCCAAGAGAAAATGGTAAAAGTCCGACTCTTTGTTTAGGTTCAGAAAATGGATTAAGTGGTAATGCACTTGCAATGATTAACTCACGAATCCGCAGATTAACACCTATTGAATGCGAACGCCTACAAACCGTTGAAGACAACTACACCAGTTGCGTAAGCGATAGCCAAAGGTATAAGATGCTTGGTAACGGATGGACAATTGATGTAATTTGCCACATATTAAACTACTTAAAACTATGAACTTAGAACGCTACGAGTACTGGAAAGCTCAACAAGAAAGACAAATTAATTTTGAATTTACAAACTACGCAATGGCAGATATAGAGAGACGAATAGGGAGAAGACCTCAAAGGATTCAGGCTGTAATAGACTTAGAAAACTTTTTGAATGAATCAGAAAACAAGATAAGCGAAATCCCAAACGAAAATATTAGGAACGCTAAGATTGAAAAACTAAAAATTCTTTATAAAGTTCACGATACTATTACTCAGATGCTAACTGCCGAGATGTACGCACTTGCTAAATTAGATGAGGCGAAAGAAAGAATTGCAGAACTTGAACAAATGAATTTTGATTTATTAACTAAGATTAATGTGCTTGAGTTATAAATGTGCAAAACAAGTTTACAACTGCAACAAGCAAACAGAATCAATAAATTAAATTTGTATAACAATTAACCACTTATGCTAATTAATATCAATTTATGTCTAAGCGACATCCCTAAAGACAAAATCTTTACTTCAAAAAACGGAAAGCAGTACCTTTCAATCTGCGTAACTGAAAGAAAAGAACCTGACAACTACGGCAACGATTTAACTGCTTATGTAAATCAATCAAAAGAAGAAAGAGAAGCAAAACAGCCACGACAATTCATAGGCACAGCTAAGAACCTAAAAAAGACTGCGCCAACAGAACCTTATAAAAACTCAAAATCTGACTTTCCGTTCTAAATATGAAAGCCAAAAAGTGCAAAGTTTGTAAATCCTCTTTTGAACCGATGAAGCCACTTCAACAAGTTTGCAGTCCAGCTTGTGCGATTGAACTCTACAATCAAGTCAAAGCTAAGTCAGAGAAAAAAGAGAAGGTTAAGATACGAAAAGAGCTAAGAGAATCTGCTAAGACAATCTCTAACTACCGGAAAGACCTTCAGATAATAATCAACAAGATAATTCGCACAATTGACGAAGGACACAACTGCATTAGCTCAGGTAGAAAGTATAAATCAAATGACCAAGCTGGGCATTATTACTCAGTAGGTGCTTATCCGCATCTTAGATTCAACTTGCACAACATATACTCTCAATCAGTAGCAGACAACCTTTATAAGTCAGGAAACCCGATTGGGTTTACTCAGGGATTAATTAGGGATTTTGGCGAAGATTGGATTAAAATAGTAACTAAATTGCCTGAGGAGTACAGAGAGCTGAAACTGGACAAGGAAGGTATTAAAGAAGCTATACTAAGAGCTAAGGACTTTTTAGTTAGGATAAACGACTATAAAGAAACTGAGATATTCTTACCAAGTCAAAGAATCTTTTTAAGGCACTTAGGGAATAAGGAAATCGGAATCTATAATGAATAAAGAGCAAATATTACTTCAGTTCTATAATTCAGACGTACCGATGAGAATTTGTGTTAAGAATTCCCACGAATACTACACTACTGACTTATTACACGAATGTATTTTAACTCTTTACGAATTAGATGATCAAAAGATAATAGACGCTCACAATAAGAACTACCTAAGCTTTCTTTTTTATAAGATAGTAACTAACTCTTATATCTCTTACACCTCACCATTTGCAAAAAAATACAGACACTTTAACCAAACAACAGATGACTTTAAGAAAATTCAAGCTGATATTGAGATTGAAAGCGACAATTACGAAGAACTATTTGAAAACTTTATTCAGCATTTAGAAAACGATATAGAGAGCTTTGAAGAGTACGAACGAGAACTATTTAAGTTGTATGTTCAATTTCGTGACTTTCGTAAAATTAGTAATCTTGTCGGGATTAAATACGGAGCCGTTAGACATTCAATTTTACAAACTATAAAAAAACTAAAAGAGAAACATTATGGAGAATATAATACTTTGCTTGCTTATCGGGTCAATTGGTTATGTACTGAGTCAGACGATAATCGAGTTTTGGAGGAAGACTTTTAACTCATTCCCTAAAAAACCTTTAAGTTGTGGCTACTGCCTTTCGTTTTGGATTGGGCTTATTACTTTCTCAGCAATAGAACCTAATTTATACGCCTTTGGTTACGCTTGTTTATCTGCGGTGGTATCTTCTATCATTTTTAAAATTATAGTGCAATGAATCAAATAATCTATGAACTCCTTTTACCATTGAAGCCAAAGTGGGAAACCTTTAAAAACGAGCATCATTCTACTTTCACAAACCAAGACTATACAATAGTGCAGGAAGCTTGGTCCTTAATGTTTGGCGCACCTCCTCGTAATATGGGCTGTCAATCTTGCGTTCAAGAATTAATAACACGAGTGTTCAGGCAATTTGACAACTACACACCTGAAAAGAAAAGGAGGCGAAATGCTAAAGTTTAAACATTCGGGCAACTCAGGGGATATAATCTACTCACTTAACGCGATTAAACAAGTATGTGAGGCAAACGATACTCAGGCTGTTTTATTCCTGCACTTAGACCAACCTTTAAAAGGATTCTTGCCAGGTCACCCACTCGGAAATGTTATGCTAAACGAGTATATGTACAAGAATTTGAGGCCGTTATTACTTTCCTGTTCATTTATTTCAGATGTAATGGTTTATGATAAACAAAAAATAGACTACGATTTAGATAGATTTAGACATATAGGCTTAAATTTGTGCGCCTCTGATATTAAGAAATGGTACTATTATGCCTATCCTGAAATGACCTTTGACATAGAAGGACCTATTTTTGAATTTAACAATAAAAAAGAAGACTATATTCTAATCAATAGGACCAATAGGTATCAGAATGGGCAAATAGATTACTCA